TACTCTTGGAAATGCTACCCGTGCGTATATGATGGTGTATCCTGCATCTTCCTATGAGGCAGCTCGGCGAGATGCTTCTCGGCTGCTGTCTCGTGCTGACGTGCAGCTGGCGATCACCGAGAAGATGAGCGAGGGGAAGTGGTGGGAGGAGTTCGACGCCACCAAATGGGCAGAGATGGGGATCGAACTTCTTCGCTCATGCCGATCGGAGGCGGTGAAAGCGAGAATTTGGGAAGTTCTAGGACGCGCGAAGAACATTTTTCGTGAGAACACTCAGCTGGTGGCGATTTTTTCGGGGATAGAGGGTGTGGAGAAGAAGATTTTTGAGAAGCGCAGGGATATCCTCGAAGGCAAAATTACCTCTCCAGGGGAGGCACGACAGCTCCCAGAGGGGCGAGTAGCCAGCGATGAGGCTGGCGAGAAAGTGGAGAACGGGAAAACAGAGGTAACCACAACCGAGAGCGACCACTCTGCCATGGATGAGAAAGAGAAAACTCTATGATGTACACGTGCGAATTTTTTGGTGTGTTTGCAGAGATTTGCGAAAAGGGACTCCATCTGGCGGGGAGGGGCGGACACCCCCCCGGGCGGTCGGGCGTTTTTATTAATTCCGCTCACCAAATCGCTACGCAAAATACGTTTTCAGACGCTCAACAACCTTGCGAAGGTGGTTTGGCTCGCAAAATTCCTGCAGAAAATACGTTTTCATCCGTTAACCTCAATCGGAAGGTGCAAGACTCAATCGCGAGGGGCAAAAGCAGGTAAAATTACCTAAAAAATGGCTAAAAAACTAACGAAAGAGGCGTTAATAAGGCTAAAGAAGTTCTGGGAGGAGGATGTAGGGGCGTTTGTAGAGGATGTTTTGGGTCATTATTTGACGCATGAAGTGCCTAAGTTTCATTTAGAGATTTATGAGATACTGAAAAAAGCGTTACGAGTGGTGATAGCGGCTCCTCGAGGGTTTGGTAAGAGCATGGTATGCAGTGTATTTTGGGTGATACATCAGGCGTTGTTTGGGAAGAGAGGGGATATTTGCATTATAAGTGCATCTGAGAGTTTAGCGGTAGAGTGGGTGAGGAAGATACGGCGAGAGGTAGAGACAAATCCGGTGATATTGCGGTTTTGGGGGGATTTACGGAGTGAGAAGTGGACAGAGACGCACATAGTGTTGAAGAATGGAGTGAACATACGAGCGAAGGGAGCAGGAGGGCAGATACGGGGTTTTAGACCTGATTTAGTGGTTTTAGATGATATTGAGACAGATGAGAGTGTGATGAGTGAAGAGCAGAGGGGAAAGTTAAGGGAGTGGTTGTACAAAGCTTGTTTAAACACTTTGCTTCCTGGTGGGCAGTTAGTGATGATAGGCACGATAATACATCCGTTAAGCTTATTAGCTGAGATTTTAGAAGGGCAGAAAGGATGGGAGCGGAGGAAGTATCAGGCTTATGTAGGAGGTGTAGAGGAGCCTGGGAGGGAGCTGTGGCCGTCATTATGGCCACACAAGCGATTGCAGGAGCGGAAGGCTGAGATTGGGAGTTTCGCGTTTGCGAGTGAATATATGAACAATCCTGTTAGTAACGAGACAGCGCCGATAAAAGCTCATCAGATACGATATTGGAAGGAGTTACCTGGGCAATACAGTTGTGTTATAGCGGTAGATCCTGCGTATAGTGATGATGAGCGAGCGGATTACAAAGTAGCGGTGGTAGTAGCGATAGATCAGCATAACAATCGATATTTAGTGACTTACTTACGCACCCATAAACCTACGGGTGAGTTTATAGATGGGATACTGAACTTATATTTACAGTACAAGAACGTTTGTACAGCTGTTGGTGTACCTAAAGGAGCTGGGGATACTGAGTTTTGGACCTCTTTGAGGCGTAGGGCAGAGGAGAGAAGGTTATACCCACCCTTTGTTGAGTTGAAGAACGTCTTTACTGACTCTACTAATAGGACACATCGAGCTAAAGTGGCGAGGGTGACAGCGGCTCTGCAGCCTTTGTTTGAGAGTGGCAAGTACTACATTCGTGAGGAGCATGTAGAGGCGAGGGAAGAGTTGTTGATGATAGGGGCCTCGAGATGGGATGATTTAGTAGATGCTCTTGCCTATGCTGAGCAGATAATACAACCTGTAGTTTTCGATAGTGGTGGTGAACGTAGGGGAAGGTATGGAGAGTTATTGTCTGAGGAGGAGGTAAGTTTAGTTTACGATTATGGTTACTGATGATGAGTCGAACAGGTGAACGAGAAATTTTAGAAGTTTTGAGAAAGATAGAGGAGAACACTCGACCGAGAGAGTGTTTGATAGAGAAGTTATTGAGAAGGATATTAAAACTTTTTAAAAGGAGATAGAGATGGCACTAAGATTTTACGAAGAGAAACCTCAACCAGCAAGAAGCCTGGGGGCTGCTGGCGACGATACTAAAATCGTCACCACAGTTAAAAACTGGCAGAGGGAAGCCTGGTCTTTTGTCACGACTTGGGCATCTAACCAAGTCAAGTGGCATAAGCTCCGGATGAGAATTAAGAAGAAGAAAACTTTTCCTTTCCCAGGCTGTTCTAATATTCGTTTACCGACATTAGATACTAAGATTAAGAAGCTGAAAGCTGCGTTAGTGAACGTTATTTTTGGTGTACGTCCAGTTGTACAGGTTATACCCACTCCATCAGGGAATTGGGGGACTGCGTTAAAGATTGAGAAGTTTCTGGATCATTTGATAATGGACGTTATTCGTCTAAAACCAAAAGCGGTTATAGCGATTGATCAGGAGTTGGAGAAAGGATTCTACTTACTTAAACCTTACTGGCGGTTAGAGGTTACCACTCGTGTAGAAGAGTTAAACTTAGATGATTTAACTGTTGATGAAGCTATCTGGTTATTTGATGTAGACAGGACGGTGGAGGAAGTAGCTGCAGCTTTAGGAGCGAGGCTACAAGTTGATACTCATCCAATGGTTGCTGCGGAGAACCAGCAAGCTTTAATGGAGGCTGCAGAGAAAATTTTAGATGGGGCGGATAGGGTAACTGTAGCCTTACAGGATATTCTATACAACTTCCCTGACGTGGATTTGTGCCCTCCAGAGCGTGTGTATGTACCTACAACGACAGGGTATGATCCTCAATCAGCGCAGTATATTATCCACGAATTTTTCTTACCCTTATCGATACTGAAACAATACGCTCGACATAAAGGGTGGAACGAGCAAGCGATAGAGGAGATTGATTCTAAGAGGAGTGTTGATTGGAAACAGATTGATATTACTAAAGATGAGCGTGAAGGTATTGAGAGGCTACAATCTACCACTGAGTTAGTTAAGATCTGGGAATGTTACGGTTGGTACGATATTAACGATGATGGTGTACCAGAGAAATGTGTTATCACCATTGCTCCTGATTTTAACAAGTTATTGAGAAAGATAACACTCCCGTTCTACTCTGGCAAATGGCCGTTTGTTAAGCTTTTCTACGAACTCACTGACGATAGATGGTTTTCTCACAGAGGCATACCTGAGCTTATAGAAGATATTGTCAAAGAGATTGACATCCAGCACATGCAGAGGATTGATTACGGGACGATTACCAACGCACCTATTTTCCTCTTCCGAGCAGGACAGGTTAATAAGAACGTTATGCAATTCATCTTCGGGCAAGGTATACCTGTACAGGGGATGCAACCTTTAGATGATATTATCAAACCTTTACATTCACACAATCCTAACATCGACTTCTCTTATGAGAGAGAGCAGTTGATGTTAGAGACTAAGATAGAAGAGTTGATTGGACAGATAGATTTCACTCTTCACTCACTCATCAACAAGCGTCAACCGAGAACGTTAGGTGAAGTTCAACTTCAATGGCAGAACCAGCAACTAACTTTCTCGTTAGACGCTGATTTGCATAGACATCAGTTTGAAGAGTTATTCAACTGGATTTGGGATTTATGGTGCCAGTATGGTGATGATGAGTATGAGTTCGCCTATTTCGGTAAGGATGGTTGGGAAAGGATTAAGCTTACTAAGGAGGAAATCCAGGGGAAGTATAAGATCACTGTTAGGGGGAACGACCAGAATACTAATCCGCAAATTAGGTTGCAGAAAGCGCAAATGGTAATGATGGCGATACAAAACCCTGCAGCGATACAAGCTGGTGTTATTACGCCGCAGAACATAGCTAACGCTTACAAACTTTTCTTCCAAGAGTTAGATATCCCCAACTGGGAAGGGTTAGTGACTATGCCAGCTCCTCAACCTCCACAAACAGCACCTATATTCCGACCAAGGTTTAGAGATTTAACTGACGCTGAGAAAGCACAGATTTTAGCACAGCTTGGTATACAACCTGACATTGCTGGGAGAATGTTAGAGAAGCAGAGAGAGTTAAAAGCTGAGGATGATGCGTTGGAGAAAGAGGCAACTGAGATGGCTCTAAAAGTTTTGAACACTTTAAAGCAGCAGGAAGGTGGTAATGGAAGGAAGTCAGGAGTACAGAGATAGGATAATCAGACGTATAGCTGAGTGTGAGGAAGTTATTAGAGATTTAGAAGGTTCTGCAGCTTGGCGAGTTGTTGTTGCTGACATGGAACGGCAGAGGAAATATCTTGACGATCATTGGCAGGATATTACCGACGAGAAGAAGTTGCAGAAGGCAAGGGAATTAAAATTCGCTGTGTTACATATTCTTAATCTCAAAAAAAAGTATGAAGAAGAGTTAGAAGGGTTGAAGAAGGAGTTAGAGGCGATTGATAAGCCTGAGGAGGTTATAGCGAAGGATTATGATAACGAAACCATAACAGAGGAGGGGTGAAATGGCAGTAAGTGTAAGAGCTATTAAGAAGGCGGCAAGACAGAAAAAATGGATCCAGTCGGCTATTAAAAGGCCTGGGGCGTTACATCGTCAACTAGGTATTCCTGAAGGGAAGAAGATTCCTCGGGAGAAATTGTTAGAGATTAAACGCAGACTTACAGCTAAAGCTAAGAAGGGGAAATTGAGCCCATCAGAATTAAGATTATTGAGAAGAGTTAATTTAGCTTTAACTTTAAGAAAATTCTAATGGAGGAGGAGTTGTGCCAGTAGACGTTTATATACCGCCAAAGTATGCTAAAGCTTTAGAGATGAAACCTTGGGTACTTGCAGCTATCCTGACCTTTGCAGAAGCCTCTAAGGATAATAAGTTCTTTGACAAAGATGCGTTAGCTGTCCTGAACGTTATCAAGAACAGAGTTGCCCGTGGTGGATGGTTTGGGAGTAACATTTACGAAGTAATCTTCAAGCCTGACCAATTCTCTGGAGTAGGTAGTCCTGAGTGGGATAAAGCTTTCTTCGGTGAGCTGACTCCTAAAGAAAGACAAAAGTTTATAAAGATTCTCCAGTTATCACGTTTAGTATGGTTAGGGAAAGCTCCTGATATAACTAACGGTGCTGACCATTTTCATCGTGTAGATATTAAACCATCATGGTCAAAGGTTTATAAGAAAACATTTTCTTCAGGTATACAT